CAATTTTACTTTAATATTGCGATCATGTATAATAGTTGTACGGTTTAAAATTAATTGGAGATATTATGACTACCGTTGAGATACAAGAGGATTTTAAATTAGATTTTCTAAAGGAGCTATTATACAATGAAGAAGTCAGAGATCTGTGCGTTGTTTTTACCAAGAAAGACGGGACGCAAAGGGAAATGGCGTGTACGCTTGCCGAAAGTAGAATCCCCGAAGATAAAAGACCCAAAACAACAACTGCCGATTCTTCTCAAGAAGCAGTGAGAGTTTTTGACGAGGGTATTCAAGAGTGGAGATCTTTTAGGACTGATTCCATTTCTAAGTTTAGTTGGAGCGATTCAACATCAAGTATAAACTATTGTTTTTATGTTGGAAATTAAAACTTTACTTTAAATCAAATCTACCGTAGAATATACCTATATATTTTATGGAGGATAACATCCTATGTTGAAAAAGAAAGTAAAGCAGCAACAATTAATTTCGTCAATGAAGATCTCTGAGCCAGTTCTCACCCAAGAGAACTACAGGTCAGATCTTATTACTGCGTTGAATTACCATAATGCCAACACAGATAGTAAGAAATACATGAAGTGGCTCACAACTATCTTTAAAAAGAAAGACTCTTCTTTGGTTAAACTTTTTAGTAAAGCCAAAGATTATGAGTTACGCTACATTGCCATACTATCTTACCATGAGAGTAAGGGGCAGTATGTTTCAGATTCTGACAAAGCAAAGGTTCAACAATTAGTTGATAATCTGAAACAAAAGTATGACAATACTGAAGATGTTACCCCAATTAAGAAAGCTGAAGTCGATATTCAGAAAAGAATATATGATACAGCTGTTGTGTTGTCTGATGAGATAGATTATCAGATTGACAAATTCATTACCACTAAACAGACACCAAAGTTTTCTGCGCTGTCGTATCTTCAGGGTAAACAGGTCAGCGGACCAGTTGCCAAAAAGATTGCTGAGTTTTACGCTGAACATCTAGACGAAATCAATGAAGTTATTGAAGGTAATGATGAAGATCTTAACGAGGGATATTCTAACTTCACGAAATCTCAAATTAAAAAGTTTAAGAAGTTTATTGAAGATATTATTAATGGATGTGAACAATGCGTTGTTTCTTCTAAAGCGAACAGAAAGCCAAGAGCGAGAAAACAGAAGTCTCCAATACAGTTAGTTTCTAAACTCCAATATATGAAAGAGGATGATGGTCTTACCAGTATTGATCCAATAAAGATAATTGGAAGCAAAGAAGTTTGGGTTTACAATACCAAATATAGAAGATTGTTTAGATATGTGGCTGCAGATAGTTCTGGTATTTCTGTTAAAGGTACTACGCTACTTAACTATTCAACAGCAGAGTCTCTGGCTAAAACTTTACGAAAGCCAAAAGAGATACTGAGCAATCTAACTAAGTCTTGGTTGGCTAGTAGTCTTAAGAAACTTAAAACCAAAGAGATTGCTGTTAATGGTAGGGTAAATAAAGACTGTATAATTTTGAAGGCATTTTGATATGATACTAGTAGACTATTCGCAGGTTTCGTTGAGTAACATTCTTTCTTTCAAACGAGAACTAATCTCTGGAAGTGAATCAGAAATAACTGATTTAATACGGCATGTTACTTTATCCACATTAAAGTCGTATAAGAAAAAGTATGGCGGCACTTACGGTGACATAGTTATTTGTTGCGATGGTAAAAAATATTGGAGACGAGATATGTTTTCTCCCTATAAAGCCATGCGTAAAAAACATCGTGATGCATCAGACTTAAACTGGTCTTTGATATTTGATACACTATCAACTATCCGTGAGGAAATTAAGGAACACTTTCCTTACAAGGTTATGCACTTTGAGAACACTGAGGCAGATGACATTATTGCTGCACTGGTTATGTCTACTCAAGAACTGGGTAAGCATGAGGAGAACTTGATTATCTCTAGCGATAAAGACTTCAAACAACTTCAGGTTTATGGTAATGTAAAACAGTGGTCTCCTATGCAAAAAAAGATGGTCACTGGTAAACCAGCTGAAATTAAGAAGTACATGATTGAGCATATTGTTAAGGGAGACTCTGGTGACGGTATACCAAATATCCTAAGTGCTGATGATGTATTCATTACTGGAACAAGACAAAAACCTGTTACCTCAAAACGTCTATCAGATTTTTTTGAGAACGGTATTGATGCCTGTAAAACTTCAGAAGAAAGAACTAACTGGCATCGAAATCAAAAACTGGTAGACTTTAACTATATACCTGAGGAAATAGTAGAAACAATACAAACCACGTATGACAATGAATCACCCAAAGGTGATAAGATGTCAATTATGAATTATCTAATAGCAAATAAATGTAGATTATTATTAGATGAACTGGAGGACTTTTAAATGAAGAAACACATTGTAGAAATTTTAGATGAACTATCTGAAGATCCTAAACTTATTGAACAGTATAAAAAGAATGCGGGATTAAAAGTTTTTTTCGAGTATGCATTTTTACCTGAGAAAAAATTTATTCTTCCTGATGGAAACCCTCCATATAAAGAAGACTCTGCTCCATTTACGATGAGTCCTACTACACTGCTGTTTGAATTGAAGAGGTTATATGTTTTCTTACGAGAAGATCTTAAACCAATTAAACGTGAACAGCTATTCATTAATTTGTTGGAGTCGCTACATCCATCTGAAGCAAAAATTTTACTTGCCGTCAAAGAACAGAAACTACCAAAGCTGTATAAAAAGATTACACGTAAATTAGTTTCTGATGCTGGGTTTATTCCTCCATTACCGAAAAAGGAATCCACAACAAAAAAGGAGAAAGAGGTTGTCCAAGAAACTTGAAGACATTATGTGTAAGCTGGTTGGATTTCTTGATCAAAGATCGTTCCAGCAATTCTTGGATACTCTCAACCCAGACGAACTCCAACCTTTTTTCGAGATTATGGAGGAGTATAAAGCACGGAGAATAGACAAAATAATAGACAAACAGCCCATATATTTCGAGGCAGAAGAGGTAATTAGTTATATAAAATCTAAATTAGATCCGTAAGTTATTGATTTTATTAGACATCTTTTTTCATAAAACCCTTTACTTTTATTCGTAAATAAGCGATAATACTACTATCGAAACGAAAAACAAAAAGGAAATATGATTATGACTACTATTGAAATCCAAATTTTTGAAGAAAAAGTTAACACCCTTGTTCATGATGTTTTAACTGCTCGTGGTTATACACTTCCTGGTCGTGCTGGTGATAAAAAATATATGCTTGACTGGTTTAAAGGTACTTTGTTTGTTGATGGTGTTGAGCGTGATGATATGATCGCAGTTAAGGGTAGCGTTGAAACTTTTACTGATATGACGTTTTCTCAAATCGGTAAAACTGGTGAGTTCGCTATTGACTTTGTTTAATTTGGGGGGTTATATATTATGAAATTTATTATTGGGTTTGTTTTGGGATTTATTATTGCCACCGTTGGCGTTACTAATTTTACCAATTTTCTTGAGAAAGGTTTGGTAAATGTTCAAGAAACTGTGAAGGAAAATGTAAAATGAAGAAACTTATAATTGCATTACTGTTAATACCATCTATATCATTTGCTGATAGTGGTAGTTGGAAACATATCACAAACAAACTTTCATTTGCTGCTATCGTTATAACAGTAGATAAAGTTATTAAGAGTATTAAAAACGAATCTGAGGAAAAGTAAAGTGAGAAAAATATTAGTTATGATTTTACTAATTCCCACATTATGCTTTGCTGATGGCTGGGGCAATATTATTACCAAATTAAACTTTGTGGCTGCTTTAAAACGTATTGCTGTTTATACGACAACTGGCAAAACTAAACAAACTCTTGCAGAAGAAGAACAGCATAAAGAAAAATTTAGAATTACCTTTAATAGAATATACAAGGAAAAATAATTATGCCTAATTGGTGCTCTAATCACGCTACTCTTTGGAATCCTGATCCTGAAAAGATAAAAGGTTTAGAAGAAGAATTGAAGAAAGAAAAACCAGAGCCATTTCAGTATCTTTATCCAAGACCAGAAACTGCTGATGACGATTGGTACTCTTGGAATATTGAGAACTGGGGAACTAAGTGGGATGTATGCGTACATACTTTTGATATTCAAGATGAGAATAATATTGTTCTTTCTTTCGACAGTGCATGGAGTCCACCGATAGAATTATACGAGTACTTAGAAGATAATGGGTGGGGGGTTGATGCATTATACCACGAGCCAGGATTGTCTTTTGTTGGAACTTACTATAATGAAATGCAGAATCATGTTGAATATGATTTCGAGGATGAGAACTGGAGGGATTCAGTAACTCAAGAAATGCTGGAATATGGTGGCTTGGAAGAAGAATACGAGAACTGGTTAGAGTGGAAAGAAGATGAAGAATAAGTTTATAAACTTGTATATGAAACTAGCAGAAGAAACTGCTCAGCTTTCTACTGCAAGAAAACTTAAAGTCGGTGCAGTCATAGTAAAAAATAATAGAATCATCAGTCTTGGATATAATGGTACTCCTGCTGGTTGGGATAACAACTGTGAGGATGAGATAAAGTGGCCAAATGGAGAAATTAGATTTTGGGAAACCAAACCTGAAGTTATACATGCCGAAGCCAATGCTATCCTAAAACTTGCACGTGACGGAGAGTCTGGTAAGGATTCTGTTTTGTTTCTAACTCATAATCCTTGCATAGATTGCGCAAAATTAATTTACGGGGCAGGTATTTCTAAAGTATACTATAAGACTGATTATTTAAACAGAGAAAAGAATGTTATTGGGTTTGACTTTTTAAAACAATGCGGAATAGAGGTGATTAAATATGAAGAATAATCCTTATATTATGCCATGGTGGGATGTTATTACATTTATGATGGCAGCTGATCAATCTGTAACCAAAGATAATACTAAACAAGCAGAGTTGTATAAAAATTTAATTACTGAAGAATATAACGAGTTTCAAGAAGCAATCAAGAATAATGACGAGGTAGAAATTATTGATGCTTGCTTCGATATGATGTGGGTGATTATTGGTTATATGAAGTCACGAGGAATGGATATTGATGAAATTTGGGATGAAGGTAAACGTTCTAATCTGGCAAAGATTAATAAGATTACTGGCACAGTATTGAAACGAGAAGATGGTAAGGTAATGAAACCTGATGGATGGACTCCTCCTGATTTTTCTAAATTTGTTAAAAAATAATGAAACTGTTTCAACTGTTCCCAACATCAGTTGTTCGTGAAGAACATGTGCTTTCGCCTGAGCAACTAGAATCTATATTTGATCATTTACTAACAATACCAACCAATAAGCATGACGCTTTTGATGGAGATGCATCTAGTAGTAGGTATGAGACAGAAAATTTGTCAGATATAAATTGTTTGGAATCTATATCAAAAAATATTTTACCAGAAATAGAAAATATTATAGAATATTACTTTGATCAATATACTACTCTTACAGGAATACGTCCAGTAAAAATAGATAACAGCTGGTTCAATATTCAAAATGAAGGTAGTGTGTTACAGCAACATGATCATCCACATTCAATCGTAAGTATGGCTTTATATATTAATACTCCTGAGAATAGTAATAGTATAGTTTTTGAAAATCCAAATAATGTTGCTGCATTTACTAACGAAGTTTTACATTTTAATGAATTAAATTGGAGTAGGTTTACTATTGATGTAAAAGCTGGAGATTTAATCATGTTTCCTAGTTGGTTGAGGCATGGTAGTTATTATCAAAAAAACAAATCAAACAATAGAACTGTAATAAGCATAAATACAAAATACAAATGAATATATTTTACTTAGATCATGATACTAAAAAGTGTGCAGAAATGCACGTTGATAAACATTGCGTAAAGATGATATTGGAATATGCTCAACTTCTTTGTACTGCTCATCGTGTTATCGA